CGGTGTCCTTGACGTCTTTAAGGACTTTTAAATGGTAGTATTTCTTAGGGCACTGTTTGAAAGTGCTTATGGAAGAGTAGGACCACGCAATCATCTGTCGGCCACCCAAAATATAATAAACACCGCAAGCATCATAAGCAGCCCTAACTCCATAACATGACCAGCATACCAACCGCCAAGAGCAGCGCCCACAAGGCGCAGCCAATCCTTACGTTACCCGGTTCCAAGTACCGCATCTACCAGCCTCCTCCCCCATATGCGTTCCATAGCGTGGCGTGTCATGCCGCGAGCATGGCTTTGTTTTATAAGCCCTACGGACTTCATGTTGTGAACAAGAAACGTACCCAGTTCGGAACGCCGGTTGAACTCCGCCAATTCAAGGCGGCTACGTTCGTGCTCCTGCGGGGTCGGTTTCTTGCGTATATACAAGTTCATAACTACTTCTCCGACGCTACTTCTATAGTATTAATTGGGATACCAGACATGTAGCTTGCTTTGCGTATCCGGTCATTCTTGGTCCCTGTTTTACCTTCTAGCACATACTTAACAGTGCTGATAAGAAGCAGAAAATAGAGTTGGTTTACCCGGGCCACTCCCCGGACCTCATCGTACGGCTTAGGCTTGGGTGCCGGTACCGGCGCTTCTTTCACTAACTTGATATTCGGATTCATGTTTCTTTCCTCACTATGTACTGGTAGCTCATGTGCACGGGCTTCAGTTGCTCTGTGAATATGTTAACGAAGGCGTCTACAGCCAGCTTGGGTCTATGTAGGATGTCCTTGAGGTCGCCCCCCTCTAATAATAATACGCATCTGTGTCGCCGTAATTCGCGGTGGTTTCATTTTCCACGGCAAAATACTTGGTCGAGCATTTGAAGTCTGGCACCAGCAGCGTCTTGGGTGACAGCGACGTGTCTATGATCCGCAACCTGTTGTTTGGATAGGCGCAATACTGGCCGTTCTCCAGTTCAATGATGTTCATGCTTTTGTGTTCGCTTGGCGTCTCGCTCGTCGAGTAGTCAACAATGTCCGGCGCGGGGTGGTAATTGTCCAAGGTGCAGACGTATGTGCCGCGCAGCAAGCCGCCAGATTTTATCCTAACTTCATACACCATCGATGCGGTGAACTGTTTGATCACTGACACAACCCCGTAGTCCATCGCGTTCCAAAACTGTAGATCGGTCAGCGGCAAATCCCGGTCAGGCGTTTTCGGTTCCGTCACGAAGGCTGATATCGGCAGCTTGTCAAACATCGCGCCGTAAGCTGGCAGGTACGTCTCAAAATACAAAGCCCGTCCGGGTATGCTCTTGGCGCAGACCCATACACCTTTCACAAACTCGCCATGCCCGTCTTCCAAGTCGCGCAAGTATTCCTTGCGGACCCAAACGTGCTGGGCGGGTAGGTTTGTGATGAGATAGCTCATTCATCCTCCAGCGCTGCGTTAATCATGGCGCGATAAATGTTCGGGCTGGCGGACCCTTCCCAAAAACCCGCCTCGATCATTTTTTTTGTAGGTTCCCGCATAGCCTCGATGGCGGCGCGGGCTAAAAAATCAGGATCATAGTCGTCACGCAAAAGCATCGCTTGGTTAATTGCTACGGCCACCCGTTCAATCATGTCCATCAGCACTCTCCATACATTCCCGCAGTACCGCAGCGTATCCTGCCACATCCAACACGCTATCTACGTGTCCCGGTGTCTCCACCAGCCTAGCCATCTTCAACTGGATCAAACAGGTAGCCACTTGCGCCGCCGTAACTTCAACCCCCAGCATGACGGACCACAGCTTGGCGGTCCTAGTCATATTTTCTTTCATTGGGCCGTAAGTCTTGCCGCGCTCCTCTACGATCTTAAACGCTTCCTTAAGCATGTTAGCGCCTTGGCTCATGTTAGCGTTTCCTCGGGGATAGCGGCGTCATGGCGATCTTGTAGTGGGCTTCGCAGTAGGAAGAGTTTTCTTTCTTAGGTCTGCCGCAAAACCCAAACCCTGCTTCTCCGTAATGCCCGCTGGGAAACCGGCAGTCGTTTCTCTTTAGGTCCTCCATGCTAGGCACAAGGGGTTTTAGGGTGTTGGTACTTTCCACTGGTGTTGGCGGTACGGAACCGGAAGCATTCCAAATTTTCTTGCCCTGCGTTTCTTTTTTCACCCGTACCCGTGCAGGGCTTCTCGTTTTTTGGGCGTCCGGTATTTCCCGCTTGAGCAGCTTCAACCTGTGTACCTTGCCAAGGATAGAGCATCTGGTCCGATCCAGTATCCGTCCGATGACTGTTGAAGTGCAGCCAGCAGCCCACTTCTTGGCTAGCAAGGAAATGTCTTTAGCGGTCCACGCCTTCTCGTATGGTCTAATCATTTTACCACCTCTATAAGTTTTTCGCCCGACTTCAACCATCAGCAGTCTCCGTAAGTTAGGCCGGTACCGGCCTCGCAGTTAAGAGGTAAGTCTGGTGCCCAACTCGGGCGGAGACGCATACACAGCTCCACGAACTCTTTACCTGTTCCTTCCTCCTGCTTGGGTAGGAGGCATCCCACTGCGTCATGCACCGTCATTACCACCCGGTACTTCTTGGATATCCGCAGCATCTGTTCGCCGATCACGATACGCGCCAGCGCCTGACACACGTTCTCCGTCAGCTTCCCCCCGTACAACTTCGTAGTCACCACGCTCTTCCCGCGCTTGGTGTCGTAGACGTATTCTAACTTACCATCTTCTTCATTCTTCTCTTTGCGGAGGTTGGGGTACTGGAGGTACAACCCGTTAGGCAGTCGTATCCCCTTGGACCCATCCACAAGCACAACTCCGTCACGCCCGTAAGGCGCTGTCTCATCGGCAACCATTGCTTTGATTGCATCATCGCCCTGCTTCCAAAGTTCCGGTATCTTGTAGGCAGTCCGGCGGTAAGTGCTGATGATCTCTTGGGCTTCGCCGTCTGTAAGAACTACCTTCTGGTTCTTCATATGTGTTTGGAACCGGGTCCAGCCTAGGCCGTAACCACAACCTAAGATAACCGTCTTACCTAGAAACCTTTCTTGCGAGGTTATGGCTTCCGGTTTTCTGCCGTATATCTTCCCCGCCATGATCTTGTACACGTCCTCGCCCTTCTCAAAGGCTTCGACCAAGTCGTCCTGCTCGGCCAACCACGCAAGGGTTCTGGCTTCAATCTGCGAACTATCGCTATCGCATAATACGTAGCCAGCAGGGGCTAGCATCGCAGACTTAAGCGCTGACGCACGCGGTAGGTTCTGCATGTTCACCTTGTCATCGCCTCCCCACCGTCCGGTGTGCGCTGCGTAGTAACGCAGGGGGATGGGCAGCTTGCCCCGCTTGGCTATGCCTATTAACCGCTCAGTCCTTGTCTCTTCCAAGGTACTCTTTATACCTAGCCGCGCCGCCACCAGCGTCTGCACAAGTACATCTTCGTGTTCCAACAGCGCTATGAACTCTTCGTCTGTTTTACCAAAAGCCCAAGTCTCCTTGCCCGTGGCCTTGCTTATTTTGGTAGGCGGGACCGCGCCCATATTCTGTAGGGCAAGAGCAAACTTGGGGTTGCTCATGAGGACATCTTGGTTGGCATCTACTGATAGGAGAAGCCGCCCTTTCTGTTTTTGTATTTCATATAGGTGGGAGGTTAACTCAACCCCGGCCAACTCCAGCACCGGCTCTGAAAACATCCTCACCGTTAAATCAATCAGCTTGAACTCGTCCACCGGGAAACCCGCGCCCAGCACGTTAAACAGCTTGTACGTAAGTTCGGCGTCGTTCTTGCAGTATGCGCCGTACCTACGCAGTGACGCCGCATCGAAGTCCAGCCTACGCATACCCAGCGCGTTGACGACCTCGTCGCCCTTCTCACCCAGCTTGTATTGCTTGACCAACGAAGCCAAACTTACACTACCATTACTCCCATGCACGGCGCGGGCCATGCTCAGGGTGTCCGCGATACGCTTGGGTCTGATGTCGTACACCCAGCTAAGGATAGCCATATCGAACATGGCGTTATGGGCTACCGCTATCGAGTTATCCCAGTCGAACCGGTTAAGGAAGGCTTTGGTGTCGGCCCAAGACCCGCTGAACCACACAGCAGGTTCTTCGTTCTGTTTCACACTGACGCCAATGGTCTCAAACTCAGGCGAACGGATGTACTCCTCAGTAGTTATCTTACCGAGAGAATAGGTCTTAGAGTAATAGGTTTCAAAGTCGATGGTTAAGATGTTCACTTTGCTATCGGTTCCGGCTCTTGTAATACGGTCTGAATAACTTTCTGGGTGAAGCTCTCGCCCTGCACACTTAGCAGCTTTCTGTGTAGAGCCAGCACCTCCTCGTCGGATAGGTACGCCAGAGACAGCCGGTCAGTGATACGGGCCTTGTCCGGGTTAGCCAGAGCCCAGCCGCGCTCGCTTAGTGGTGCTACCAACCAGTCCCATTTCGTACTACGACCA